ATGAAAATAGAACATCTGCTGGTGTTTCTTACAGAGTTGGTACACCATCAAAAGCGATTATCGCTGCTGGTCAATCCGCTCTATTCGGTAAACAAGGTTACGCTTCAGCGTAAATCTAAATATTGGGGAGGCCGACCGAAGGCGGCCTCCTCACACTCCTTGACGGATAAATAATATTACTGAACTGACTAAGGAGAAATTATGGTTACACAGAATCCAAATTTAATGTCAAAAGAAGCCATGCAGGCTATGACAAATACATCAGGAAGTGGTGAAGAATTGCTTTCTGAAATTCTACAAAAAGTTAATAACGCAAAAGATAAACCCAAAAAGATTGCTGTATTGCGAGACAACGATAGTCCAGCATTACGAATGTTATGTAAAGGTGCTTTTGACCCTAATATCAAATGGGCATTACCGAGTGGTACACCACCTTTTATAGCAAATGAGGCTCCGAAAGGAACTGAACACTCTCTATTGAAAAATGAAAGTAAAAGATTGTGGCATTTTGTTGACGGTGCAGATAATGACACCACAAAAACCCAAAAAGAAACTATGTTTATTCAAATGTTAGAGGGTCTTCACAAAGAAGAAGCAGATTTGTTAATCAATGTAAAAGATAAGAAGTTAAATAAGGTTTACAAAGGTTTGACAGCGGCTGCCGTTCAAGAGGCTTTTGGTTGGGACGATAATTTCATGCAAAAAGAGAACAATTAGAGAACATTAGGTGTGGCGTATATGTCGCACCTCTCTAAATTGTTGAATTTACTTGCTAATTAAATCAAAAAAAAATCAAAAAAGTGCTTGCCTTGGTGGTGTTTATAGTGTATTATGTACATATAAACGATAACAAAGGATAAATTATATTATGAAAAAGTTGATTTTAATACTTGCTGTTTTGTGGTTAGGCTTAAATGCCTTTGCAAAATCAGTACAAGCAGATGAGTACAACAAAGCTGTTGTTGCTAATGTAATCACAAATCATAAAATCATAGACCAATCAGAGGTCTTAAAATCAGAAATGCAGAAACTTGCCTATGTAATGATGTTACAAATGGCTGATACATTAGAAAAGACAATGCCATATATCATAGACGAAATTACTGCTTCATTAAGACAAGAGAGTGACAAGTTATATAAGTGCATGTTGTTAGACGGTACGAAAATAACTGATAAAGAATGTCAATAGCACAAATGTTACAGACGCTATATACATTTGTACCACAAGAAGTCATATTGATACTTTTAGGTGGTATTACAAGTTTTGTTATGTTAGAGATAGCAGATAGAAAAACTAAATTTAAAAATAAAAGAAAATGACAAAACCCACAAGTAAAAAAACAAAGTACGATATACCAGAGATACCATTTACTTATGATTTTTATTTGGTGTATTGGGAAGATATCCAGAGCGATAGTGCCTGGAAATCATTGAAAGAAATTCAAAGAATGAAACCGGCAACTTGTGTATCCACTGGTTGGTTAGTAAAGAAAGATGCCAAGGTTCATGTTTTGATGAGTGACTACAATTATGATGATAATGGCGAACTCGCTGATGGTGGTAACACAACAGTTATACCAACTAAGAATGTCATTAAAAAATTCAAAATTGCAGATTTGTAAACCCTAGAGAGAGGATATATTATGCGAAAATCAAAAGAACTAGACCACCACCTGAAGTCTATCATTGACGCTGTACCGGCAAAGATTGAAAAGTTTGCCGCTGGTATGGACAAAAAGATGACTTATTATACCGGCAACTGGCAAACAGATGTACTCAATAATTATACATTGAAACAATCTGAAAAAATCTTTAAGAAGATGAGCAAGTTTATGGATGATGAGCGACTAGCATTTGTTCAAAAGCGTAACAAAGATATTCAAATTGGTTCTTGGTCTGAATACGGCGAACAGGCACCAGAAACAATATCAAGTTTTGAGTATATTGTTATGAGAAGGATGCCTCGTGGAAGTTAAAAAATTTATTAAGAGAGCAAAATATATTGCTCTCTTTATTTCTATAGGAGTTGTAGTGTTTATTGTAGGTAGTTTTAATCCTAATCAACACACTATCAATTCAATCACCTTGAAAGTAGAAAAAGAATTTACACAAAAAGCACAGGCTCTTGGTCTACACGAACCATCATTTGAGTTTAACAATGATGATGAGTTTGTTGTTGCCATGAATAAGTGTATTGACTTTGTAAACTTTCAAACAGAACCACATTTAAGAATACCTAGTGAGATGATTATTGGTCAGGCAGCCTTAGAGAGTGCATGGGGTACATCTAGGTTTGCAAGAGAGGGTAATAATTTATTTGGTATTCGTACATATGATACACAGGTGCCACATATGTTGCCTCAAGGTGTCAAAAAGTGGAAAGGTTGGGGTGTTAGAGTATTTGAAAGTAAATGTAATAGTGTTAGATTTTTTGTAGATTTACTTAATAATCACCATGCATACGAAGACTTTAGAAAAACTAGAGCAAAGATGATGCAAGCAAATCAACCACTTGATGGTACTATATTAATTAAAACATTGACTAAATATTCTACCACAGACAATTATGCTGATTTAGTTATCAGTATAATAAAAAGATTGAGAGGTGTAGAAGAGTAAATGTTTGGCATAATTTTAACATTTATATCAGCCATATCAATATCAGTAATAGCCGCTGGTTATTCTATTATTGGTTTGGCGACTATTTTTGCAGGCGCTTATGTTCCTATTATTGCAATGGGTAGCGCCTTAGAAGTAGGTAAACTTGTAGCCGCCAGTTGGTTGTATAATAATTGGCGAAACAACTTAGTACCTAAAACTATAAAAGCATACTTGACAACTGCTGTTATAGTTTTAATTTTTATAACATCAATGGGTATCTTTGGTTTTTTATCAAAGGCACACCTTGATAGTGTACAACCTCAAGCAAACTTCACAATACAAACTGAACTTATTGACAAACAAATTGCCAATGAGGAAAAGATTATAGAAAGAGCAGAAAATACTTTAGAAAGATTAGATAATGCTCTTGACAAATACATTGATATGGAGTATGTTACAAGAGGCCTGAAAGAAAGAGAAAAACAGGCACCTGAAAGAGAGGCATTACAAAAAGCAATTAACAATGCTGTAAATAAAATTTCAGAATTACAAATACAAAAGAGTACAATAGAATTAGACCAACAAAAGATTGAGGCTGAAGTTGGTCCACTAAAATATATTGCAGAATTAATTTATGGTGATGATGCAAAAGACCACTTTGATGAAGCAGTTAGATATGCAATTATGGTACTCATATTTGTATTCGACCCTTTAGCCGTACTGTTATTGATAGCGGCTAACATATCATTGAGGACATGGCAAAATGACAGACGAACTAAAAAAGAAAAAGTCGAAGAGGACAAACTCGAGCTTGCAAGCAAGGAAAAAGAGAAAAGTGACAAAGCAGCTACTAATGCGAAAGCTAGAGCGGCGAGAGCACGAAATAGAGAGAAAGTTTATAAAGACTTTTTTAGAAAATTAGGTCAAAGAGATTTAAAAAATAGAGATTATGAAGAATTTTTTAGAACCATGGGTACTAAAGAAATGGCTGCTCTAGGTCTGGATCCTGACGAAATTAGATTAAAATTAGACCAGATTATGGAGTGGAATGACTTACCAACCACAAATAATAAACCAAAGCGCTATTTGGAGGTTGACAATCAATCAAAATAATGATAGGATGTGAGTATGTTTAGTGAAGTAGATATTGAAAGAATTATGGGTGATGTAAAACAGACAGAACAAAAGATTATGTCTGTTATGAACACTTGTAAGAACGCCAAAACTGATTGGGCAAAAAACTATTGGTTTGGTGTATGGTCCATATTATGTAAAAAATATAATAGAGAAGATTTATATAGAAAACATCTACACTAGGGAGGTATTATGAACATATTTTATTTACATGAAAATCCTACAACGGCAGCTCAAATGTCATGTGACAAACATGTGACAAAGATGATACTAGAGTCCGCTCAATTGTTGTCAACATGTCACCGTGTACAAGATGGCACAGAGTATTATGACAAAACTGCCAATGGTAGAAAGATTAAAAGGTGGAAACACCCTAATCCTAACATGGAACAAATACTGTACAAGGCAGGTTGGATTAAACACCCTAGTACATTATGGTTGTTTGAAAGTGCATATAACTATTTGTGGTTATATAAACATTTTATGGCTCTTAATGATGAGTGGAAAAGACGATATAATCATACAAGAGACCATGTAGCAGTGCAGAAATTAGGTGACTTACTAAAACACCCACCTATGAATGCTAAAATAAATAAGATGGCTACACCAATTAAACCTGCTATGCCTGATTATTGTAAAGTGCCAGGTGATGGTGTTGCAAGTTATAGAAAATATTATATACATGAGAAAAAAAGATTAGCAACCTGGAAAAGTCCAGCACAACCACCTAAGTGGTATACGGAAGGAGTTAAGAATGTCTAATATAAGAGAACAAACCATTGAAGGTTTGAAGTCACATGCTAAAGGTCACATTGACAAACATAAAGTTAATGTTGAAGTGCTTATGCAAAAGGCAGTAGGTATCGGTGAACATGGTGATGTTTTAACTGAAATCGAAAAAGAATTAAAAGTAATTGCTGAGTATGATGACCAATTAGAAATGTTAGATAAGTATTTTACTTATAAAGACCCATTAAAGAGTAAGTAATAATGCCGACATATTCATTTGAAAACACCAAAACTGGTGAACAGTTTGACGATATGATGTCTATATCGGAAAAAGAAGCATACTTAGAGAAAAATCCACATATCAAACAAATGATAAGTCAGATAAATATAGTTAGTGGTGTAGTTGGTATGGGTCGTATGAAAAATGACCAAGGTTGGAAAGAAATGCAAAGTAGAATTGCAGAAGCACATCCAGCTTCTGAATTTGCTAAACAACATGGTAAGAAGAGTATTAAACAGATTAAGACACAACAAGTGGTAGAGAAACACCGTAAACGACAACAAGGTAAGAAATAATGTCAAAAGATATACCAGATTATTTACGAGAGTATGACCTTGATACAGATTATGGTTTTACGCCTGTTAGTAAGGCGCCTGAAACTCCTACAGTTGACACAAAAGTTATTGAAGACAATAATGTAGAGTTAGCTAAGGTAAAATCAGATGTTTCTGATATCAAAAGTATGATGAATGAAGTCATGCAGATTGTGGCTGAAAAAGAAACTGTAACAAAAGAATTAGAAAGTGCTGATGTTACAAAAAGATTTAAAGACTTAGAAAAGGTTATATTACCGTTTTTATATAATCTATCTAAAAGTGATGAGCCTTACATACACTGGCCTAACAGAGGTCCGATAATTAAGGCACAAATCGAAAAAGTATTGCAACTTACAAGGGGGTAATAATGCAAGCAAATTACGATAAATGCCTAGAAACTATTTTACACCACGAAGGTGGT